AGTAGATCCCATTATGGTTAGGCCCCAAAAATCTTAACAACCCCTGGGTAGAGTTGCATACAATCTTTGAGTTGGAGTTGGTTGATATCATTAGGAAGACACGGGAAACAACAATCTGGGTCCATAGTATTAACGAACCGCACGTAATCGTTCCAGTAGTTAGCGGAATGATGCGTAACTAAGTCATTAATCAAAGGGAAATCAATAACGCTCAGCTTTTCCAGCGAGTTCAGATAATTTTCAATCCTGATTTGAGTTTCAACATTAATTTTAAACTTTCTTTCCACTAAGTACCTCGTGTTTATACCTATCTCCTTCTTAGGTATTTTTCCTTCCTGACGTATATATTTGAACTGTTCCCGCTTGTATGTATCTGTCAAGATTTTATCATATCTCACAGCAATACCTCGAGTAACTCTTAAAGCGTAATCTGCCAACGAATCAATAATCGGACAACCATTATATTGATATTTCATCGACAGCCCTTTGCACCTGAGTAGTTCTAACAATCGCTTGTCAGAGATGCATCGATACTTAGAGTCAGTCCATCCTAAGCTGAGAATGCAATCAATTGGATTAGTCACATTTACGAGATCACTCTCATCAAAAATCATTCCACAGAAGCTAGCTTCACAAAGATTTTCGACGTGTTCCAATTTGATAACAAACCCCAGTCTTTCAAACATTTTGCCGTCCAAGTGTCCATAGTAACTGAAGAGACCATCGTCACCCTCAACTACCCCCTTGAAACTTTTGCACCCGTTTTTCTTTGCCAAAAAACTGCACAACATAAGGTTTGAAAACCCGTTGCCTAGGGACGTACACATCTCACCAGATAATCTTATCGCCACCATCTTAACGACCATGGTTTTAAAAATCAACTTTTGTTCTCCCAGAATCAGACTTAACATTCTCTTAAATTCCTCTTGTTCACCGAGAAGTTCTACCATATACTCATACAGTATCATCTCGCAAGATTCTTGAATTTTTCGAATGAAAGCTGACTCAAAAGATGTGTAGTCAGATGCAATCACTTCTGCTCCATACTGATGAACGACACGCTTAATATAAGCAGGCCGATCTGGTAATGGAATTAATTTGATAAAAGCCTCGTGCTGAAACACTTGCTTTTCAATCGCCTTGAAGATAGGACCAACTAGGACTTTAAATTCATCCGTTCTTGAGTTGATAGTACGTGGGTACTTCGGTTCACCATAGGTCTCTCTTTTGATAAAAGATTTTGAGTTCTTGATTCGAACATCATACCTATCTAGTAAATTCGCCTTGATTGCTTTGAGTTGTTCCTTACGAGCTAAAGTATAATCAGTCTTATCCAACCATGCCTCAACACTCAGATCAGTGTCAGGGGAAATTGGATTGAGATTATTTCTGACCCATTCAAGAACAAACTCCTTGAATTCATTTAAAAGCTCCCGATCTGGATCAGGAAGCTTAACTAATATTCGCTTGGCCGCTCCGGATATGTTGGAGGGGGTATGATTCAAATCAGGATGAGGAAGAGCTGCACCCTCCACATGACATCCCAAGGACACTTGAACAGGTGCACGCCTACACGTGTCACCTGGAAAGCCTATAACTTTCGATTTATCCTTCAGAATTGATGTCTTAGGTAGAGGCACTTCGCCAACCCGATAGCCATATGAAACATACCTGAACCTCTTATTTATCCAGCGCGGTAAAAAGGCACATGCTTTGTCCTCTCTTGTCTCTGTTTCCAGAGAACATAAGACAACAAAGCAGTATTCCTAGCAATATCCTGTCCATCAATGTGAATGTACATGTGACGATCCATATTAATTGTGGCACAGTGCTTGGCCATATTAAGTATTCTCTCACATGCAACATCATCACTGGAGAAAGAATGTTGCGTCAGGGTAGATATTTGTGACAACAGTTCCAAAGACACATATAATTCCTGCGTCTTCTTTTTGTCACATTCTCTCTTCTTGTTAGTTGGTTTGATCAAACTTGCCCATGTGTACCCAGAATAATATGCATTATTTTTCCAACCTGGTCGTTGAAATTTAAATAAAGCGTATTGTGGATTTTTATGCTTCATAGGTGCTGAAGCATGCACATCTATTCGACCATCACTCACTGAACCAGAAAAGATATCAACACACTCCCACTGATACTTATTTTTCCAATAGTATCTACGTAGAAGCGGCTTGAATCTTCGCCTGAACCAGGAGAGAGCGGAAAATAGTTCGATAATGCTCACTGCTATGAATACTATTATCTTTGTAAACTCTACCAGCACAATAGTTAGTTGTGCATGACGTAGGTTTACCAAAATGTCTGGCCTCGCAGCCAGATTTAGAAAATAGCAATTTATAAGCATTAGAGCAATAATTATGATGATAGGCGTCAGAACGGGTCGTGTTTCGAAAAACAACTCCCATTTGGTGATCTTGCACCTCGCACTTTCTTTTTTCTGACCCGCACGATAGGTCACCCGCATGTTTAAAATAGCCTCATTCAATTTATCCTGAGCCTGCTCTTCAACTAGCTTGCGTTCCGCCTCAATCTTTTCATCATTTCGAATCTTAATCATTAAGTCTTCAGCCGCTTTCGCAGCCAACACTCGATCTTGTTCTTCACTCCTCTCTTGGAGTTTTTCCTTCAAACCATCAACCTGACCCATTAATTGTTGGATTTCAATGGCTGATTGCTTGGCAACTGCAGCACCCCTAGAAGAAGATGGGCGATCTGCACGACCCTTTCGGGATTTCTGAACCAAACCACCACGTGGAGAACCTTTCTGAGGTTTTGAGTTAATACTAGAATTGATTTTGACAGGGTTTCTTCCCTTTGGTTTATAAGGTGTCCTTCCTTTTGGGCTTTCGCCCTGTTGGTTCATTTTAAAATTATAGCATCCGGATTTCTTGCGTTCGTACCAGTCACCGTACACACAGGCAATTAGTATATCTTCCTGTTTGCTCGATTAAACCACATTCTTGAGATGCATTGAGTCATTTTTGAATCAAACTTCGAATACTTATCCAATAAGGTCTCATATTCTCAGAATGTTAAATAGGCCAGATTGCCGCTTTATACTGAATTCGGTAGTACATCGCCAAAGGCTTCTCCTTTCAATATAATCAATATTCACACGTGCTAATTGGTCGGTTGCAAGCAAGACGCCACATACAGAGTGATAGGAATTATATAACCGAAAACACCATTGCGGTGGTCTCAAACTTGCAAATCGCAAATGTAGTCAGACACAAGCCATCGGGCGAGTCGTAACGGAATATAGGGTTTTCCG